ATGATATTTGTACTCTATAAGCGTTAGCTGTTAATGTTGCTGTTCCGCTTACAGATGCTACACCTAATAAGGTTTGCCCTGCCGTTACCGATGAAAACGGATTTTGGGCAAATGTATTAAACCCAAACATTATTCGTCCGCTGGTTCTGGTTGGTTACCTTCTGCTACCCATTTAAGATATTCTTGGTAGTCTGTGTTTGCTGGGTTAAATGGTATGAAAGCACCATCTGATAATCTTTGGACACTTTCTATATTGTTGGTAATAATATTTTTTATTTGTTTATACATATCATAACTCTGCACTTGCTGTAAAAGATGATTGAAAATATCCTTGTGTATTTGTTCCGTTTGCTGTTCGAGATTGAACAAATCCAAAATCTGTTATATTATTTACTCCACCTGTTGTAGGAAATGAACTAGCACCAACACTACTAAATGTAACAGTCGGAGTTGCTCTTTTAGTTGTTTTAAAATGCACTCCCAAATAATATGTATTTCCATTTGTGCAGTAACCAGACCACATAGTATTATATCCGCCACCATTAGTTTCATAATACCTCTGACACATTGCTAACTCTGTACTATACATTCTGTTTTCAAAGGGAGTGGCGTTTTCACCTACTTCTAGTTGTACGCCTGTTATGTTGATGTAGTTGGAAGTTGAGTCTGCTAGGTTGACTGTATTTGATGACATTTGGTTTGCTTGAGAATATGCTTCCCATGATGTAGAAAATGTTCCTGATGTAAAATTACTTCCTGCAAGAACACATATAGATACTGTTAAACCCTGACCATTATCATTATTAAGTGTTCCAGCAGTATCGCCATCAATAATAAAAGTTTTCTTTTCCCATGTGTCTGCTGTATTTATAGTAAACTCTTGTCCTCTAATTCTATTACCATCTGGAGCAAAATTATAATATGTGTATGTTCCTGTTTTATTAGATTTTACCCAAAATGAACAAATAAGAGTTTGTGCATTAGCTGTCCCAAATTTAAGATGTTGTAAGTTTTGAGCTTCTAATTGAGTTTGTATTGTAAAAACACTTCCAGCACTTAAACTTGCATTAGCAGTTGTACATTGGTATTTCATACTATTAGCAAAACCTTGACCTGTTGGCACATTTGTATCTTGAGTCATTGTCCATGTTCCAGCAGTTGCCATTACAGTTTGCCATCTATCACAAGTATAATATCCAGTACCAGTAATTCCTGTAGCACTCGTCCCCCTCTGTGCTATCTGCATATTACCATTGATGATAAGGTTCTTTGTACCTACAGAGGCTTGTGCTGTTGTTGCTAATGTACCTGATGATGCTTGTAGGTTAAGCGTATTTGTACCAGCAACACTAGGTGCTTGTATGGTTATTTCACCAGAGGTATCCCCTTTAAGTTTGATACTAGCCATTATTTAGCCTCCAATGCTTCTATTCGTGTTTCTAATGCTTCTATCTTTGCTGACAGCTCTTGAATACACTTAATTGCCATAGGTAAAAATACATCTTTTTTAAGCATTTTATGGGTAATTTCAGAACCATCTTCTAAAGATGCGGTTACTGTGTCAACCATAGTAGGAAATATTGTTTCAACTTGTTGAGCTGAAAATCCTATTTCTTTATTTGCATCTTCTTCATCTGTTTTCCAATTATATTTAATAATATTAATTTGATTAATATCTGATAAATAGTCTCTTGCTAATTCTATATTTTTCTTATAATTTTCATCAGATATAGCACCAGCAGTTCCGTTAGCATAAATAGCGTATTTTGCAGTTCCAGAACCACCAACATCAGAAACAAAAGCATGAATATAATTACCTGTGCTAGTTGTAGTTCTCCAAGTAGTAATAAAGTTATTTGTTGGACTTTTAAAAGTATGCCCACCTCCGCCATCATAACCACTTGTAGTTCCTACTAACAAATTACCAGTAGAGGAAATACGCATACGCTCTAATGTTCCACCGCTTGTTGCACCGTTACCAAAAATTAGATTAGTTCCTCCAGCATAAATTGTTGCCCCATTTGAACCATCTACAAAAGATATTCCACCACCATAAGAGCCTGTACCCTTAAAAGCAGCAGATACCCACGCTGTAGTACCTGGATTAAATCCGCTACCTGACCCGCCAACAACCCCATTTACATCTAGTTTTACAGTAGGACTACTTGTACCCACACCTACACGATTATTAGCAGCATCTACATGGAGTGTGCCTGAATCAATATCAACACTATTATCTGATTCTATAGTCAGTACATCACTACCATTTAACTGGATAGAACCTGTGGTACTGGTAGGTGCTTTTACGCTTACAGTCATTATTGAACTCCGTCTAGTTCCTGATTAGTTGGTTGTGTTACAGTAGGGTGATTCCATTCTCTGATGTAGTCACCTTTACCATCACTATCATTTTGTAGAACGATTGTGCCTGTGTCAGGTGCAAAGTCATCCTGTGTTAGGTTTGGTCTAAGTGTTAATATTTTATCGTATAGTGCCATTGTTTTTTCCTTATGCTTGTTGTACTAAATGTGATTCAAAAACTCCTAATGTGATTCCTCCATAAATATTAGTTGCACTTCCGTAATTGTGGTATGTATAAAACTCTAAATAATCTGTTGTTCCATTCATGTAAACAATTACTGACATTTGAGTGGAAGAATCAGTAGAGTTTGAAGAACCTTCAAATGCAATAGTAGCAGACCCATTTTTAAATATTTGTGATACTAAAACTTTTCCATCTAAACCATTATTATACCTAACAGCTCCATGAACATAATAATATCCAGCAACAGATGGAACAAATCTGTAATTAGATGTATCAAAATCAGAAGTGGTATCATATACTTTTGTATTAAAATGCACTTTTGTAAAAGTTGTATTGCTTATAGATTGGTTAGCAGAAAGATATGCTCTAAACAATGGAGCAATCGCTGGTTTATATCCAGTACTTGTAAACCTACCTACCTCTGTAGGACTATCAGCATTACCAACACCAATCCTTAATGTACCATCAGGTGTAGCTGGTTGATACAGTGTAAAGTTATTCGATGCAGTAGCATCTGTTCCGAGTTGTACCTTTTTAGTTTTTACTGTACTCATACTGCCCTCACTAGATGTGCTGAAAAATAACAAGTATTATCATTAGACAGATACTCAAAAAGTGGACTTGTCCCTATAATCAAACCATATATTTCTATATAATCAGTAGTGCCATTTAAATACACTATATCAGATGCTACAATAGTAGAATCTGTTTGTCCTGTTCTGTCAAGAAAATTAAGACTATACCTAGAACCATTTTTCCATATAGTTCCAGCAACTGCAGATGTACCGCCAGATGTAACATCAAATCTTAATGAATATGCTACATGATAATAACCAGAGGCATTAGGTGTAAATCTATAATTAGTAGTGTTATAATTAGAATTTGTATCAAATGTCTTTGTGTTAAATGCAATTTTTGTATAAACACTAGATGAAATATTTTGATTAACACTTAAATATGCTCTAAACGCTGGTGCATCTGTAATAACATTACCAGTTACATCTACATTACCACCAAATGTACTTGTTGCATTTCCTTTTATAGCTGTGACCATTAGACAACACTCCACGTTGAACCATTACCTACTGTAATAGTAATACCATCAGCTACAGTTACAGGACCAGCAGACATTGCATTACGGTTATCTGCTAGTGTGTAGTCTGTATCTAGTGTGATACTGTTTTCTACAAAACCTATGCCATTCAATGTAATACTCATATTGTCACCTCATATCTATTGTTCTTGCTCAAGTTTTCTTTAGCTAATAATATTCTTAAATTATTTTCCACATGTAAACCACTTACTTTCTTACCACGCAATGGAATGATATGGTCTACATGGTACTTAACATACCCAGCAATTTCATTAAGTCTATGTCTCAATCTGTATACCTTTGCAATCATAGCTTCATTTGCCCATTGTACTGTTGCCTGCTCTAGTCTTACTTTCTTCTTTAAATCAAACTCAGTTCTTTTGTGTGGATTATTATCCAAATATCTTTTAGTTTTAGCACGCCTAGCTACTCTATTATCACTTTCATATTTCCTAGAGTATTCTATAAAATCATCGTAATGTTTTGCTCTAGACTTTTGCACAGCTTCAATATGTTTTTTTGGGTTAGCAGCATATCTTTCACGAGCTTTAGCATTTATCTTTTCACGATGCTTTGCTCTGTATCTAGCTTGTCTGTCGTAACTAATTGTTACGCTCATTCTGCCTCCTCTGGTGTATTGCCTTCAGCAACCCATTCTAGGTATTGTTGGTAGTCTGTGTTTGCTTCATTCATTGGTATAAATGTTGTTTTGTTTTCTTCATACTTAAAAACACCAACTATATTATTAAACTCTGTATCTTTATATAATTTATATATCATATTATAATTCCGCAGTTAATCTAAAATAAGCAGTAGCATCATTTTTTCGTCTTATTTGAGAAGCATTACCGCCAGTTAATCCAGTTAGTGTATCAATAATAATTTCCATATATTGTGAACCAGTTCTACCAGTAGTAGAAAATGCTGTTACATCTCTATCTCCCCAACCTCCTTGAGCTTGAAATGAACCCCCATACTCTATAGATGGGGATACTCTCATTTGTGAAGGTGATGTTATAATTCCACGCACTTGTGTTGAAGCGTTATTTTGACCTAACATAAAAACACCATAAGCATCAGAAGTTCCAGCTAATAAATTTACACAATACCTCTGACACCTAGCTAACTGTACATCATAAGGTAAGAACTCAAAGTCACTAGCACCAGAACCAACTTCTAGCTGAACTCCAGTTATGTTAATGTAGTTAGAGGTAGAATCTGCTAGGTTAATATTTTGTCCTACTGCTCTATTTGCTGGAATTGATGCTCCCCATGATGTAGCTAATGTTCCAGATGAGTAATTAGTTCCAGTAGTCAGCCATAAATTTAATGTAATACCTGTATTGTTATTATTTACTATTGCACCTGTTGTATCACCAGCATAAGTAATAGTCTTTTTTTCCCATGTGTCTGCTGTTGATATTGTAAATTGAGAACTAATAGACCGAATATTAGCATTTTCGTATAGTTCAGCAATGTGTGTTCCAGTTTTATTTGACTTTACCCAGAAACTTAATGTTAAACTTTCAGCAGATGCTGTGCCTTTTTTAATATGTTGAAGATTTTGCCCTTCTATTAATTGTTGAAATAATAGCAATGATGTAGTAGTTAGTGATGCAGTTGATGTACATGCTAATTTATAACTATAAGAAAAACCTTCACCAGTTGGCACATCTGTATCTTGTGTATTAGTAAATGTTCCTATATTACTAGCTATTCTCCATCTGTCGCAAGTGTAATATCCTGATGTAGTAATACCTGTTACACTCGTACCTCTTTGAGCAATCCTCATATCGCTATTAATAAAAAGGTTACGATACATACCACCACGAAGAGAATTACCATTAGCATCTTGTAATCCGTTGGCTGTGACTTTAGCTTTGGTTACACCATTGGCTTGCAGTTCTATTTCACCAGAAGTGTCTGGTGTCATAACTAAACCATTACTTGTGCTTGAATTTATTATTGTTGCCATTTATACGACCACCCATTTAGAACCACTAGGAACAGTTACAGAGACACCACTATTAATTGTTACTGGTCCAGCAGACATAGCATTATAACCAGTAGGAATAGTGTAGCTAGTACCTACTGTTCCATTATTAACAAAAACACCATTCGTTGCACTTAACTGTGGAGCAAAGCCTGTATTGTTAGCATCTTGATGCACAGATTTTTCTGCTGCATAAGTACAAAATACATCGGATGTGCCAGACAAAGTAATCGCACTACCTGCATTGCTGCTTTCTAATACAGTATCACGAGATAACGTAGTACCGCTTGCAGTATATGTGCCAATACCTACTTCCCAATCATTACCTGATACGAGTGCATAGTAAGTAGTATTACCATCACCAATAACAGAAAACGATTGGAAGCCAGTAGATGCACCAGCAAGCGTAACCGTACCTGTGCCAGTAGTCGTAGTCGTTTCTTTGACTCTATCTTTTACGACAAGTGCCATGACTTATCCTTATGCTAATGTTACTGTTAAATTGCCTGATGTAATTTTAAATATATCACCTGAATCAATCGTTTTAGACGCATCTAATGGCGTGTGATATAGCATATTACCAGCAGATGCAGCATCCCAAATACCAATATGTGTTACAGTACCCCAACTAGCAGTTGCTGTTGGAAAAGTAACATCGGCATCAGTAGCAACAGAACCTGATGTACCAGAAGCAGTAGCAAAAGAAGCAGATGTTCTAGCGTAAGAGCCACCAGAAACTTCTGTCCCTGTACCTGCATCGGTAGGGTCTGCTGTATGTAATGATACATACGGAGTAGCAACACCTGTAAAAGATGTGCCGTTAAGTGTTGCATTAAGCAACGCGTTTTCTAAATAATCTGACATTTCAGCCATAGTTAATTACCTCATTGATAAAGTTATAGACATTGGACTAGATGGATATTCTGCATCATCGTCACTTCGTGTTAGTGAATCTACACCTCTTTGGTACAATGCTGCCCAAGTTTGTAGTCTTTCATCATTCATCAAATAGGGTTCAGCCTCACCTAGTGACCCATAAAGTAACAAGTCTGGGCAGTTAGCTAAAAATAAGTTTGATGAATTACTGTCGCTTAAATAATCTGGTTTGTAGTAATAAACCATGCGTAGTGTATAAGCGGAATCTGGTGTTGGTGCGAACTGAAATTCGCTACCTAAAAGTGTATAAAAGGTTGGTTTACCTGATTGTTTAGACCTAGTATTCCTGAAGAAGTTAGATGTATTTTCAAACTGTACAACACCTACAGGATTAGAATCTATGTGTAAATCTTTCATTGCTAAGAAGTCGCTAGGTAATGATACTGTTGCATCCCCTGCGGTGGTTGTTGCAGTAGCTACTTTTAGCATAGGTCTAATGCGTAAATCTCTACGCAATCTATCTTCTGCTAAACGAATAAACTCTGGTATCTGAGCTGTTAAATCAGTACGAGCTAGATAGTTTGCTATCGTAGTTTGTAGCGTTGCATAATTAGTAAAAAATGCCATTTAGATTCTACCTTGTTTTGTTCTAAAAAATCGGTTATCTGGATGATTTAAAAATTCTTTAAATTTCTTTTGGTCAAGCACATGGAATCCTCGCATAATGCCTTGTTTGTTTAACTCATCTATTGCTACCATAGGGATACTTGCAATCTTATTGTCAAATATATCGTTGCCCCAAGTGCTAGTAGATGCGTTGTATTCTTTTTTATTTTGTTCAACAATATCCGTTACATCTTGCTCTGTTGCGATAACTAAACCGCCATCATCTGTATCGTGAAATTTATGTTTTTTCATAACTATCCTAAAAGATATTGCCCTCCGAAGAGGGCATATCTAGTTGTATTACTCAGCTAAGTCAGCAATAATTGCGTGAGCTTTTTCGTTTTTCACTTCAAGAGTGTATTCAACGAGTAGTTGAGTTTTTTCTGAGTCACCAGTTTTAGCCAATTCATTAGTTTGGAATGGGCGTAGGTATGCAACTGCTGCATACTCTGGGTCAAGAACAAATGCTACTTCACCACCGTCACCAGAATCAGCAGTCATGAATCTGTTAGGAACAACAGATAATGTACCGAAGTCTGATAGGTATACATCAGCAGCACCAATAATAGTAGTAGCTGCATTTTTTGGAGCTTCATAGCGTTGTGCAGCAATACCAGCAAAACCTGATACTACTTGTTTCTGTGTTGGTGTTACCATAAGAACAGATGGGTTACCACCTTGTTCAAATGCACTTTTAACAGCAGATTTAAGCATAGTTTCTGTAAATGCTGCATCTGTACCAGACACACGAGCAGTTGTACCGCCTGAACCTGCTGTACCAGTTGCACCTAAAACAGCGTTAGTGCTTAACCATGCTTGTAAACCACCTAATGTACGAGCTGTTAAAGAGGTACCTGCAGCAGCTACATTGTTAGATAGTAATGTTTTTTCCATATCACGTTTTAGCTCAGATGATGCTTTAGCTAATTGATATGCTTTTTCAGATTTACGACCAGCTTTATCAACTGACTCTTGAGTGCCAGCGATTTGAACTGTTTTTGTAGAAATCTGAGTTCTGTTACCAACACGTACTGTTGGAGTAACGGTTAATGATGTTGCATCTGCACCTTCAACTGCTGCGTTATTAGCTACGGCTGCTGCAAGTGCATCTGTTTGCCATTCGTGATAAACGGCTGTTGCTTTTGTTTTACCAACTGAACTCATAAAAGGAGTATCAGTAGGAGAGATATTGTAAATCACATCGGTTAAATCTTCACGATTACCAATGGATTGATAAGTTTGAAATGTTGCCATTTTTATTCACTTCCTTGTTTATATAAAGTTTTCAAATAAAGCTGCGGCATCCTCTTTTTTACCTGACGCTCTTAGCTTTGCCATTTGTTTTTTATGTACATCACTTGTACCTTGTTTGACTTTAGTGCCTGACTTCACCATTTTCGGTGCTTCAGCTACTTTCTTCTTCACACTAGGTTTAGATTTCTGTAGCTTGTCATACATCATTGCCTTATGTAACGTGATGACATGGCGAGAATCATAGACTTGAGCTAACTCATCGTCTGTGTATCCCACGCTTTTACCATAGTTGCGAATTTCATTACGAACTTGTTCGCCTTTGGTTTTATCTGAAAACTCTGGAAGGACTTGTGACAGTTTTTGTGCTTCTTGAGCAACAAATTTCTGCATGGCTTGAGATTGCTCCGCTTGTTGCTGTTGGGCAATGCGTTGCTGCTCGGCTCTTACTGCGTTTAATTGCTCTTTCTTTTCAGTTAATTCAGCGACTTTTACTGCATATCCTATCGGGTCGTTCTCTTTCAATGTGGCTAAATCTTCTTGACTATCCCCTTGTGTCAGGAATTGTTCAATCGCTTGTAGCCGTTGAGCATAAGTATCTCTAACTTTTTTAGACTCTTCTATTGCTTGTCGTTCCGCTTCATTTGCTTTACGAAGTTCTGCAACTTCTTGAGTCTTTTTAGTGTAATCAGCACCAAGTTGATAACCTTGCATTAATTCTTCGAGGGTGACTTCCTTTTCTTCGCCTGCCGCTTTTACACGAAAGGTTTGAGGTTGTTCCTCTTCTTCAACTTCACTGTCATCATCTTCATCAGATGCTTCGTATTCAACCTCTTCAGTTTCTTCAACTTCTTCGGTTTCCTCTTCTGCATCACTAACAGCTTCGTTAGTTTCTGTTTCATCAGCTTCTGGTTGTTCTGGTGAATCCTCTGCTGTTGTTAAGAAGCCTTCAAATGCGTTAGCTGCCTCATTCACAGTTAGAGTTTCACTTCCCTGTTCGGGAGTCGTGGTTTGCTCTTCCATTTTATTTCCTTTTAATTTGCTAGTTAGGTACTAGCAACCAAGTAGCCTAGTGGCTAAATTTTCCAACGAGCATCTTCAATTTTGCTGGAGTCAACAATTGATTGAAGGTGTGCTAGTAATTCTTTTGTGGTTTTTATACGTTGATAAGCTCTTTCTCTAATTTCTGCTTCGCCATCGTTAGAGTAAGTAATAATATTTAAATGTTCTTGGATAATAGAATCTATTACCTCGTTAAACGATTCGTTCTTTAGTATGTCTGCAATATCTTGCTTACTTATCATTGTACGGTGCTTATGTTTTTAATTTTATCTAAAGCATTTATTAACTCTTTAGATTCTGAAATACGAGTCTTGTCACTATCAGCTTGAGATTTTTGTGCCAGCTCCATTTCTTTCATAACCATTTCTTTTTCAAACTGCATTTGTTTTTGTTGCAACTCAAGAGCATCTTTTTGTGCTTTTAATTGCATTTGTTCTCTTTCAATTTCTACTTTTGCCATAGCTGTTTGTGATTGTAATTGTGCTTTCTCACGTTCAACCTGTGCAAGTATAGCAGCAGCTTTAGTATTAGAATCTTCTTGTTTAGGTGCTTGTGCAGCTTGTTGTGCAAGTGCTTGTGCTTGTTCATCGGTAACACTCATTAAGAACTGTGTATCGTCTTTAAAGCCAGCCATGTTAATAAATTTAGCAAGAGTATCACGATACTGTTTTAAATTAACAAGTGGATTAGCAAGTCCATATTGTTGTATTACTTGTTCTTGTTTTTGTAAAATCATTTGCATTGTTGCTAATTGTTCTTGTTTGCCACCTGTACCAAGTCCCACATTAACTGAGAGATTAAATTCATTTCGCCATTCTCTTGGATTAAATGGAACATATTTACTATTAACTTTAATGATACGTTCTTTTTGTTGGTACTTGCATACTAACGCTAAGATACCTTTAAACAAAGAACATACCCCTGTGTCGGCAAAGATACGAGCTACTAATTCTAGTTTACCTTGTGCTGCTGTTGTCATAGCAGATACTGCGGTTGCTGTAACATTTTGCAATAAGTTAGGGTCTAGTCCTTGTTGTGCATCACTAATACCTGTACGTTTTGCTTGGATACTGTCTAAATATTCTAACATTGGGAAAGATTGTGCCGCATTGCTTTGTACTGTCATAGGTACAATAGCATTTGGATTCTTCATGCGAATCACACCACCTGCGGTAGAAGTTAATAGGTCATCTAAATTAACTTGACCTTCTACTGCTCCCACACGATAGTTATTTGTTAGGTATAAATTGTCGAGCATCTGACGAGTAATTGTTGACTTGATAAGTTGCAAGTCCATTGCTCGGTCTGCTAGTGAATGACCATAAAATTTGTGTGGTATTGGAATAGGACAAACACTATGGAATGGTACATAATCACATTCTTCGTTATTTAATATTTCATTGTTGGTATAACAAACTCTGCGTAGTTCTGCTATGCCATCACCGTCATAATCTGTTTTAATATAACATTCGTAGTATTCTACCAACTGCATTGATTCATCATTAGAATCCATGTCGGTAGGATTTTCACCGCGTGTGTATCGTGCAATTCTTTCAGGGCTAAATTCGAGTGCATCACCTGTTGATAAACCCATGACAGTTTTTTCATCATAACCCATTGCGATGAGTTCTGACCTTGTAACCATTTTACGGTGAGCAACAAAAGGTGAGTCCTCTATTGTTCTAGCACGTTTACTAATTAAAAACTCTTCAGGAGGTACGTTTTCTACAACTACTTTGCCTTTACTTTTTGTGCGTTTTACTTTAACATCATGAGAAGATAATGCAGGTGATACTTCCATGCCTGTCATTTCATCAAACACTGCTTCTTGCACAATGGTTGTATTTTGCTCAACGATTTCTACTTCTTCGTCTTGCATAATCATCATGAGTTCATCGTCATTTAACGCATAATACTTTTCTGTTGTTGTGTCTGTTTCATCATTCCAGTAGGCTTTTACTACGCCTACCTTTTGTAATAACGCATCTTTAAACCAATCGTGCATGATTTCAAAGCCGTTATTGTCTTTATAGAATATGTGGTTTACATAGACTGTTGCTTGTTCTGCAATAGGCTCATCCCCTGCATTAACAGCTTCAAATACCACTGCGTCTTTAGATGAAGTAAATACTTTCATAAGTTGCGGTAATGCACCGTCTACAACTTCTGCTACCTCACCTGTAACAATTTGTGATTTGCCTTCTACCTCATTACCATAAGGTTCACGCATATAGTATTCAAGTGCGGTCTGACGCTCATCTGTTGTCTCTGTTTCCAGATAGCCGATAGCATCATCTATTTCACTTTCTACTATACTGCGTAATTTATTGTCATCTAATTTTGCCATTTAAACAATCCATGTATTGTTAATTTGTAAAGGTTTATGCCAGCTCTCCATAGGAGAATCGTCAATACCTACTGCTAAATATCTGAACGCATCACTTGCGTGTGATGCCCAGTCGTGTAAGGGTCTGTCATGGAAAACATTGCGTTTTTCATCAAAGACTCTACGGTAGTTACGGAGTGCATCGTAACCTTGTTTAGTCTTAGGGTCAAACCAGCAGCGTGGGAGAAGTCGCCGAGCAGTTTGTATGCCATCCATGACAGATAATTTTGGGGCAATAATAACAGATAATCCAGCATCCTCTAACATTTCCTGTCTGGATTTACCTGTGCCTAGTTCTCTAACAGCTACGTCATGCGGGAGGATATGCGTTGCATACATCCAGTCATTATGTTGTAGCCATTCTACATAATATTCTAGTCCGACTCCATGATTCTCTACATAGTCTACCAGTCTGACTTCTTTATTTACTAGCTGGGCTACCCATATCGCTGTACTATCAGAGATACCTAAGTCCCAACCTGTATAAGTTCGTGCTAGTTTATCAGGTTCAATATCGCAAAAGCGACCTTCCTCTTCCAACTCATTCATTGTACGAGAGTAGTATGAACCTTCTACGGGAGCAGCAAAAGAACATTCAAATTCCTGCATATACTTATCTTCGCCCATAGCGTTAAATGCAGCTCGTAGTTCTTCTTTATCTAATATGCTTGTTTCACTAGATTTAAATTCTAATAATGTCCAGCCATCATTTCGCTCACCTCTATCACGCAGGTCTTTAAAATGATTTTGCCCTTTAGGCGTACCCATTGCTAAGCAATAACCTTTTCTATCCGCTAGTGCAGGGCGTAGTATTTCTGTAAATAAAGTAGGATTAATATCGCCTACCTCATCTAATACGCAGCCGTCTAAATAAATACCTCGTAAGGAGTCTGGGTTATCTGCACCATACAAAGATACCCGTCTACCCATAAAGTCTACACGCAATTCAGCAATATTTGCTTTACCCCCTAGTGGTCGTGTGTATTCTAATAGGTAATCCCACGCAATTCTTTTTGCTTGGTTATAGGTTGGAGCAACATACGCATAACGTGGATTTGTTTTATCGCACTGTAATGCACTATGTATCAGTTGGTTAATTGCACAAACTGTTTTGCCCATCCTACGGTGAGCAACCACGACACTAAATCGGTTAGCTTTAACCATTTGGTGTATTTTCTTTTGTGGTTCTCGCGGCTCATAGCCTGTTGTTATTGTTTTTTCTGCCATTTTTACGCGACTCCAAAAGGGTCATCGCTCCTGTTTTAGTTGTTTCATCCTGTATAGCCTAGCTTCCCTAGACATTGTAATCCATTGGTCTAAGTCTTCGTAGGTTCTGTGACAGCTCACACATCTTGGTTCACCGCCAGTAGTGTCTACTATACGGCATACCCCTGTACATGGCGAGTCATCTACCACTTTACTTTATTCGCCCAATAGGCGGCTGACATTTTTCCTTTTGCTATGTTTTTAGCGTGTCTTGCTTTAAATGACTTTTGTCTAGCAGTAGGCTTTTTATCGCCTGTTACACCCTGTTGACCAAAGCGTATTGTTTTTACTTTATTGCCTTCTTTAGCGACAACTACATGACTCTTCTTAGGATGGCTTGGTGTACGTTTTGGTTTATTGTAACCTGATACGCCTGCTTTTGTAAGTCTAGAGTCTTTAGCCATACTATTTTGCTTTTGGTTTTTTATGTGTCAGTACCTTGCTACTTGCTGTATGCGTAGCACCTGACATTAACTTGCCATTTACTTTATGTGTTTTACCTTTGTAAAGTTTACCATTTGGTAAGTAATGTGAGACACCTTTAGCCATTATAAATTAACTCCTTTTTTTTCTTGGCGTTGTATGCGGAAACAACCCAAATCAATAATAAAGAAACTATAGTGATGTGTATTTTTGCTATCATCCACTTTTTCATCTTCATAAAATTCAAAACCAAATTGTATGCCCCAGAATAAATGCCATGACCACATTATGCATACGCCTTTTTATTTTTCTTTTTCTTTTTCTTTTTAGGAAAGCCAGCTTTCATATTAGCATAGGCTTCTTTAGAAATTGTACTTTTCTTTTTAGAACGAGAAATGCCTTTTTTCTTACGGGCATTTATGTTAGCGTATAATCCTTTAGTCATTATTGGGACATCCTTATTCTGTCTATAAGTTGTATTAATGGGTCAATGATGGGTGTTTGTGGATTCATTTTTTGTCGTAATTTTTCTTGTTGCTGCCTTGTATATTCTTCAATATATTGTTGCATCTCAGGAGATTGACTATCAAAAGGAATATTAGCAGGATTCATAGGTACATTGCCAGAGTTGTATACCATTTCATCTAACATTTGCATTTGTTCTGGCGTTAAATTTAATAATCCCAGTGGGTTATTCATGTTAAGTTTCCTTTACTCTAAAATTACTGCTGCAAAAAATTTGGGTACTGGCGTTTACTATTCTATTCCAGTAACGACTTTGATATTAATGGGTGCACCCCCCTCTCCAGTAAGCTCTGTGGTATGTTTTTCACTCCACTGTGCACGAGTCTTTAGCCAGAACATCATAGAAGCGGTGTCACCTTGTCTAGCCTTTTCATACAATGTGCCAGCAATGACAGCGTTAGCCTCAATACGACCTTTCTCTAGCTCAGGCTTGTAGTATTTAGATAATGTGTCGTGAGAGATACCAAGCATAAAAGCTATATCTTCATACCTAGTACCTACTTTACTTAATTCATAAACCTGATTTTGGGTGGTCGCTGTTGTAAGGTGTGCGGGGCGACCCCTTTTCCCTTTCCCCTTGCTTTTTAATTGCGAATGATTCTCATTCTCATTAACTAACATATCTGTTTTAATTGGGGAATCTACTATTATGTTAATTTTACCGCTATCAATTATATTACTCATATTATTATATGATAAGTTTTACTTATCACATCAGTTATTTTAATTTATAAATTGTATCACACTATTTTTTTAATTGTGTTAATCTGTAATTGTTAAGTTTACTTAACATCATTTTAATTATATAAAGGT